GTTCAATGGCTCTCACAGATTCGTTTAATATTGCATCTGTAACAGATGTTAGTGCCGGACAACTAGGAGTAACTACTTCAACTGCTTTTGCCAATACTACTTATTCTTCAACTGGAAGTGGTACTGGTGATTCGAATATTAATATTGTGGCAAATTGGAACGAAACACTTACTACAACTTTAACTAGGTTTGGTATGCTGAAAATTTCTAATCAAACATATACAGATACTGGTACATGCGGTCATATGTGCGGAGATTTAGCATGAGTACATTAGTTATAGATACTATACAAGGTAAGACAACTGCTGGTTCTGTTAACGTTCGTGGTGAAGGTTCTGCTAATACAAATTTACAACAAGGGTTAGTAAAGGCTTGGGCTATGAATAATCAAGTTACTACTCACTCAAATTTAGATAGTTTTAATGTTGCTTCAGTGACAGACGTTAAGACCGGAGGAACAACAGAAAATTTTACAAATAATATGGCGAATGGAAACTATACAGGAACTTTTTGCAGTGGATATACTACTATTGATGATGCTAGTTTATATGCTGTAAAGTACAATGCTCCAAATACGGGGATAGCTAGTGGTAGTATATCTTTTACATGGTACTATGGTAGTCACGGTACAACATCAAAGCAAGCAGCGGACTGTAGTCATATAGGAATGCAAGTAGCAGGAGATTTAGCATGACAATTGAAACACCTGAATTTCAGGGAACACATTTATGGGAGCGATTACACTGGGCTATAGATAATTTAGACGGTGTACAAACTGATTATAGAGTAGTATGGGAAGATCCTGAAGAACCGGATGCACCTGCAAAGATTACGGTACCAGATCCAAACTGGATGGCGTGTGCAATGCAAGGTGGAATACTACCACCAGTTGAGTCTTATTGGGAACTCAAGAAAGATGAGGCACAACCAGATTTTAAGAAACATACGAGAGGTTATCTACTACATAATACGAAACCAGTTGATAAGATGACCGAAGAAGAAGCAATTGAGTATTTGATTATGAAAGACATACCAGAACACGTATGGAAAGATTATGATAAATCTAATCGTAAGAGATTAGTAATTTGTAAAAAACAAAATCTCCCTGGCCATAGAACATGGCGTAATTCATGGAAGATTAATCAAGATTTAGTAGCATAAGGAGAGAGAAATGACTACAATGATTCAAGACAAGAATGGTGTAATTGCTGCAGCGCCGTCGTCAGTACCAGACAGGCATTTTAGAAATGCATGGGTATTTGATGATGATAAAGCAGCTATCACTGAAGATATAACTGCAGCTAAAAAAATATTGCAAGATAAAATAAGAGAAGTCAGAGGACCTCTTTTAGATGCAGAAGATGTTGTATACATGAAAGCATTAGAAGCCGATGATGCAACAGCAAAAGCTGCGAGTGTAGCTAAGAAGAAGAAACTTAGAGATGCTCCTGCAGCAAGTGCTATTACTAGTGCAGATACAATTGATAAGTTAAAAGCTGCATGGGACGAGGATGTTTTAGGAACAAGTCCTTATAAATAGAATAAAAGGACTTTAAAATGGCAGTTCCATCTTCACGTGCAACTCTTATAGATTATTGTAAAAGACGTCTTGGCGAACCGGTTATCGAAGTCAACGTTGACGAAGATCAAGTGGAAGATCGCGTAGACGAGGCGTTACAGTATTATCGTGAGTATCATTCTGATGCAACTATAAGAACGTATTTAAAGCACCAAGTGACGGCAACTGATGTATCAAATGAGTATATTACTTTGGCTAGTAATATATTATTTGTATCAAAGATGTTTCCGTTGACAAGCTCATTTAATAACTCTAGAAACTTTTTTGATATTAAGTATCAGATGATGTTAAATGATATTGCCGACTTAATGAACTTTGCTGGAGACTTAGCTTACTATGAGCAAATGCAGCAGTATCTCTCCATGCTGGATATGAAACTAAATGGACATCCGCAAGTTCAGTTTTCACGTAGACAAAATAGATTATACATCTTTGGCGACTTTGCAGATGGTGACATTAAAGAAGGTGACTACATTGTAGCCGAGGTTTATTCAGAAGTTAATGACAGCGATCATACTTCAATATTTAATGATATGTTTGTAAAAGAGTATACTACTGCTTTAATTAAGCAACAGTGGGGTATGAACTTAATTAAGTTTGAAGGAATGCAACTACCCGGAGGAGTCATTTTAAACGGAAGACAGATATATGATGATGCAACTAGCGAGATAGAAACATTAAGGCAAAGAGTTAGAGACGAACACGAACTTCCACCAGACTTTTTCGTAGGATGACATGGCAACAAATTTATACTTCAGTCAAAAAGTACGATCAGAGCAGAACCTCTATGAAGACATAGTCATTGAGGCGCTCAAGACCTATGGTCAAGATGTGTACTATTTACCAAGAGATATCGTAAATGAAGACCAGATACTAGGTGATGATCCTGTATCAAGTTTTAACTCATCTTATATGCTTGAAATGTATATTGAGAATACAGAAGGCTTTGACGGTGAAGGTGACTTATTTACGAGATTTGGAGTCGAAATAAGAGACGAGGCCACATTTATAGTATCAAGAAGAAGATGGTCAGATGCTGTATCAAGATATGATAATGAGATTACAGTAGATAGGCCAAAAGAAGGTGACTTAATTTACTTACCTCTAAGTAATAAATTTTTTCAGATATCTCATGTTGAGCACGAACAACCATTTTATCAACTAAGTAATGTGCCTGTCTTTAAGTTGAGATGTCAGTTGTTTGAATACACTGGTGAGGATATGGACACGGGTATTGACGTACTCGATGATTTAGAAGGAAAGTATGCTTACAAGTATGTACTCACGCTTGATAATACAAGAGACAGCGCGCAGGCGTCTGCAACTTTAAGTTCAGGCCAACTTGCATCTATGACCATTACCGATAGTGGTAATAACTATTATGTAGCTCCAACTGTTAGTATAATTGATAGTAATGGCGTTGGTGCTTCCGTGGTTGCTTCAGTTGATAGCAATAATGGTAAAGTTAATGGATTAACCATATCCAACCCTGGTTCAGGATATACTAATCCAACATTTAGATTTACAGATCCTGCACCTACAACCTTTGAGGTTGGTGAAGTAATTACTAGTCCTAGTGGTGATACATTAATGCGTGGTGAGGTTGTAAAGTATTCTGACTCAGACGATAAGATCCATATCATACATGCAGGCGCTGATGACGGTAAGTATCATACGTTTGCAGTAGGTAAGAAAGTTATTGGCATAACTTCAGGAGCTGGAGGCGTCATAACCTTAGTAGTTGAAAACAATCAGTTATCAGGTAATGAGCAAAATGAAGACTTTTCTTCTGGTGCAGATTTTATAGATTTTAGTGAGTCTAACCCATTCGGCGATGTGAGTAATAACTAATGTTTGGCGGTCACTTTTATCATTCAAAAACTAAAAAAGCGGTAGCGCTGTTCGGCAGGCTTTTTAATAACATCTATGTTATAAGACAAAATTCTTCAGGTGCTGTTATCAGCCAACTTAAAGTACCATTGTCATATGCACCAAAACAAAAATATTTAGAAAGAATCAGAGAGAATCCTAACTTAACAGATGACTCACAAGTTGCAATTAAGTTGCCAAGAATGTCATTTGAGATCACTTCTATTTCATATGATGCGCAAAGGCAGTTAGCAAAAGTAGGAAACTTTAACACCTTATCTTCTGATGGTTCTACAAGTAAAAGACAAAAATTTTTTACTCCAGTTCCTTACTCAATAAACTTTCAGTTAAATGCTTATGCAAAGTCTCAAGATGATGCATTACAGATCGTAGAACAAATACTTCCTACATTTAATCCTCAGTACGCATTAACGATTAAACCATTCGCGACAGAGTACCCTACGTTTAAAGAAGACATACAGGTAATAATTCAAGGCGTATCTTTTTCTGATGACTTTGAAGGAGCAATGGAGCAAAGAAGAACAATAATTTATACTATGGACTTTGAGATGAAGCTAAGTTATCATGGTCCAATTGCAGATACCAGCATCATACGTGATGTCAAGACGAAATTTTTTGATATTAAGGCAGGTCTTAATGACTCAGATATAGGTTTAGAGACTATAGTGGTAACACCTAATCCGACGTCTGTTGTTGGCCTAGATGACAGTACTTTTGGATTTTCAACTAATATTTTAGATAGTGCGAGTTAAAAAAATGTATGAATATAGATGTAAAGTAGTAAAGATAATTGATGGAGACACAGTTGATGTTGATATTGATTTAGGATTTGGCGTATGGCTTCATAAAGAGCGAGTAAGGATGTATGGAATAGATACACCGGAGTCAAGAACCCGCGATCTTGAAGAAAAAAAATATGGATTAGCTGCAAAAAAGTTTTTAACTGGCATGTTAGATGATGATGCAGGAATCATATTAAAGACTCATAAAGACGCTACCGGTAAGTTCGGTAGAATACTAGGTGAGTTGTGGAGAACTACAAACTATGCTGACCAATCTATAAATGAATACATGATAGAAAAACATCATGCAGTCAGATATATGGGTCAGTCAAAAACTGATATTGAAGACCAACACATTAAGAATCGTGAGTTAGTGACATTAAATGAGTGAAAAAAATATTAATAATGATTACGAGTATTCAAGAGATACATATTATGAACTCGTGGAAAAAGGAAAGCAAAGTCTTGAGCTTATGATTGAGGTTGCTAGAGAAAGTGAGCATCCTCGAGCATTCGAAGTCTTATCGGGAATGATTAAGAATATTTCTGACGTAAATGACAGGTTGATGGACCTTAATAAGAAAAAGAAAGATATTGACAAAAAAGAAGAGATAAAGAAAATTGCCAATACTACCAATAATCTTTTCGTAGGTTCTACTACTGAGCTTCAAAAGCTACTTAAAAATGAATCGGAAATAATAAATGTCACTCCAAAACAGGAATGAAAATTATCTAGGTAATCCTAACATTAAAAAAGACGGCATTGTTTCTAATTTTAATGAGGAACAGGTGCTTGAGTATGCTAAGTGTATGAAAGATCCTGTATACTTTATTGAAAAGTATGCAAAAATAATTTCTCTTGATAAAGGATTAGTTGCATTTGAGTTATATCCTTATCAAAAGAAGATGTTTGAACAATTTGAAAAGAATAGATTTAATGTCGTACTTGCGTGTAGACAATCAGGAAAATCAATATCGGCGTGCGGATACCTATTATGGTTTGCACTTTTTCAGTCAGAAAAATCAATTGCAGTTCTTGCGAACAAGGGAGCCACTGCGAGAGAAATGTTGGCGAGGATTACTATTATGCTCGAGAATATTCCTTTTTTTCTTCAACCCGGTTGTAAAGCTCTTAATAAGTCTAATATTGATTTCAGTAACAATAGTCGTATTATCGCTGCTGCTACGACTGGTTCTTCAATTCGTGGACTCTCTATTAACCTTTTATACTTGGATGAGTTTGCCTTTGTAGAGAGAGCTGCAGAATTTTATACATCTACTTATCCGGTTGTATCATCTGGTGGAGACACTAAAATTATAGTAACGTCAACTGCAAATGGTATTGGAAATACCTTTCATAAGATATGGGAGGGATCAATACAAGGAGTTAATGAGTATAAGAACTTTAGAGTTGACTGGCATGACGTACCCGGTCGTGATGAGAAATGGAAAGAAGAAACTATAAACAACACTTCTCAGATACAGTTTGATCAAGAGTTTGGAAATACATTTTTTGGAACTGGTAATACTTTAGTAAATGCTCAGACATTACTTGAACTGAGAGCAATGCCTCCAAAAAAGATATTAGAGGGTGGAGATCTTTTAGTTTATAAAGAGCCAATTAAGAATCATGAGTACATCTTAGTTGCAGATGTATCAAAGGGAAGAGGACAGGACTATTCTTCTTTTAGTCTGATCGATATTAACGTTCGCCCCTTTGAACAGGTAGTTGTGTATCGCAATAATACTATCTCTCCATTGCTCTTCCCTAATATTATATATAAGTATGCTAATGTCTACAACAAGGCGTACTGTATAGTTGAGTCAAATGATCAGGGTTCTGTGGTATGTAATGGATTATATTATGATTTAGAGTATGAGAACTTACACGTTGAGTCAGCAGTTAAAGCTAATGCTATAGGAACTGAGATTAATCGTAAGTCAAAGAGACTAGGATGTAGTGCTTTAAAAGACTTATTAGAAAATAATAAGCTTAAAGTGGTTGATGAACAGACAATTTTAGAAATATCAACATTTGAGGCTAAGGGGCAGACATATCAAGCTGCCGTAGGAAATCATGATGACTTAGTTATGAATCTTGTAATGTTTGGTTATTTTGTCTCATCGGCATACTTTTCTAACTTAACTGACATTAATATTAAAGATATGATATTTAAGCAGAAGCTTAAAGAGATAGAAGACGACATAGTTCCATTTGGTTTTATAGATGATGGATATGAACAGGTTAAAAGAATAGAACCAGACAACGAACACCCATGGGCTATCGAGTATGATAGAGATTTGTAATATTATAAATAATGGTAACAATTGAATATTCGTATAATGTTAATCGCATAATAAAAAGGAAAATAAGATGGCACTCTCTACACCCTCCGAATCACCTGCGGTTGTTGTCAAAGAAATAGACCTGACTGGTGGCGTGCCTAATGTCCAGTCAACTACAGGCGCAATCGTAATAAATTCTAGGTGGGGAACTGTTGAGGAAAGAGTAAAGCTTAGCACAGAAGCTGAACTCGTAGAAAAATTCGGCTCACCAGATTCTGCCACCACTAATTCGTTTCATCAAGCCAACTTTTTCTTAAAGTATTCCAGCGCGCTTCAGACTGTTAGGGTTATTGATACCACTGCAAAAAATGCAGTATCAACAACCGGTCAGACAGCTGCGGCAACA